TGAACGTTCCCGAGATGCCCAATGGCATTCCATCAGAGAAACTGCCTTGTCCAAAAGGATAGACAAGGAATACAGCTGTCGCAGCAGCCACGGGTGCTGTGTATGCAAGGAAAATCCAGGGTCTCATCCCAAGTCTGTATGAAAGTTCCCATTCGCGTCCTGCATATGCAAAGACTCCGATAAGGAAATGGAAGACCACGAGTTGATATGGTCCGCCGTTGTAGAGCCACTCGTTAAGCGACAGGGCTTCCCAAATAGGGTAAAAGTGCAGCCCGATTGCGTTACTAGAAGGAACGACTGCTCCCGAAATGATGTTGTTTCCGTAGAGCAGAGCCCCGGATACTGGTTCACGAATGCCATCGATGTCGACAGGTGGGGCGGCAATGAATGCCAGAATAAATGCGGTGGTAGCGGTGAGCAGCGTAGGAATCATCAAGACTCCGAAGTGCCCAACGTATAAACGGTTGTCAGTAGAGGTCACCCAGTTGAGATAATTATCCCACAGTGATGACCGCCGCTGATCAATGGAGATAGTAGCGGTCATGTTTGATTTACTTCTTTTTAGATTTTACACAGTTGTTGACACGGGTACCACCCTTGACTTTGGTACCCTGTTTTTTATAACCCTTCCAGCAAGACTTGTCAAGGCGTTGCTTGGTCTCAGGTTTCTTCTTCATCTCAGAAAGTATACTTCAGACCGAGTTTGGCATTCAAACTCAGAGAGTCGAAATTGTAATCGTCTGCCGTCATAGCGGCGAGTTCGCCATAGGCACCCAGGTTGCTGGTCAAAGCAGTAGAGACGCCGACCTTTCCAGAAGCAGCTTGCACGCTCTCCCCAGTATCGGGGAGCACGAAAGTAGGACCACCCTGGATGTACCACGAAGAACTCTTTCCCAGCGCAGACTCATAGCCCACGTGAGTATCAATGGAGGTGGCAGAATAATCGCTGCCGGCAAACCCGGAGTTGGTCTCTACATTCACATAGGGACCAGCAACTGCGGGGGTAGCGATGCCGTGGATAAGACCAAGGGCAGCGCCTGCGATAATAGCGGTTTTCAACATTGTAGTAAATAGTTAAGGTGAATAGTGATTCAGAAGATGCCAGGGATTAGCTGACCAGTGGTGCAGTAAGCGCCGATAGCTGCCATGACACCAAGCATGGCAAGACGTCCATTCAGACGCTCGGCTTTCTCGTTGTGAGGCAGGCTGCCTTCGTCGATGTATTGCATGGGAGGTTCCTTTGCCCAGATGTTGTTGCGTCCAGAGTAGTCGGTGGTTTTCATTAGAAGTTGATGTTGGATCGTTCGAGTTTTTCAAAGACATCATTGCGATAAGCAGGGTCACGATCGTAACGTGGATCCTGCATAGCCTTGATGACTTCTGCTTGGGAGCGAAAGATGTCAGCTTTCTCTACTACAGTCTTGCCTGTGCGTAGGTTACCTTCCCTTCCGTTGTTGAGTTCATACTGTTGTTGGAGTCCTGCCAATGCCATCTGAATCTCGATAGCATTACCACGCTCTACAACATTGTTGAACGCTTCGGAGTATTGACTAGGTAGATTCTCAGCAGTCCATTCCATGATGGCTTCGTACTGCTGTTCACCTCCCACAGTCTGTTTGATCTGTGACACCTCAGCATCAGTCAGATCAGGTGTCTGAGCAGGAGCTTGCTGAAGTTTCATATAAGTGGAGAGCAACTCTTCACTAGACAAACCCTTCAGACTATTCATTGTCTCCTCAGACAACTCACCCTTCTCATACCATTCAGCAGAGGCAGAGGTGAGCAGTGCTTCGGAAGCAGGTACTTCTACTTCTTCTTCGTCGTCCCGCTGTGGCTCTTCTTCCCGCACTTCTGCAGGCTCAGGAGTTTCTTCATCTTTAGTACCTAGTTTCTTTTGGAGTTCGATGTAAGCTTGTTCCAATGCCTCAGCATCTTTAAACTTACCAGCTAACATCTTTTGCTCTTCTTCGAGCATCTTCTCTCCTACCTGGAGAGAGTCTAGTTCTTCTTCACTGAACTCAGGTAGCCCTTGTTCAAGGTCGATATTCTGTTCCATTTGGGGTGATAACTTTTAGGTTACCCAGACCGACCGTTGTAACAAAGTTAGGTGATCGACCCAGGGTGGGTGTGCCAATCTTTTCTTTCGGAGCATACTTGTTCTCGTGTGCTTCCTTATATTTGGCAGGGTTACCGGCAATGCCGATGGGTTCTGCTTCTTTTGGTTGAGTGCGTTTACGCTTCGGCTTCGGGGTTGTCTCCTCCGAACTCGGGAGCTTCTTCTCCTCCTCCATCTAATTGTTCTCCTAGGGCGGGATTCTTTGAGGGGTCAGCGAGTGGTGAGCTAGCAAGTTGACCAGCTTGATCCACCAGGGATTGCTGTGCTGCTTGCTGTTGCTGCGCCTGCATCTCTTCATCTAACTGTTGCTGTGACTTGACAAGGTTAAGCATGTCAATACCTTGAGCAGCAGCAAGACGTTTGATGTACTCGCTAGGATCGATGTACTTCATCAACGACTCAGGTCCCATCGTCTGTGCAATCACAGTGATGAAGTTAGTCAAGGACTCACGGTCCTGACCACGACCTAATGCGTTGACGCCTGCAACGATAGTAGGTTGAACCAAGTCCTTAGGGAGCTTGGGAATATCCTTACTACGTTGAAGGACCATCATTGTACGATTCAGATAAGGTACGAGGAACTCTACTGTTAGCAGTGAGAAGATCCCACCGAGTTGTTGTTCCAACTCTAGCTGAGTAAGACGCACCTCTTCAGCAGTCGTTCGTTCTGACTGCCTTACATTCAGTTGGAGGAAACCATCGCTGATCCTACGCTCTAAACTCTGTGCCATGTTAGCAGCAGTAGCGAAGTCAGCAGTCTTTCCAACCTGTACGACACCAATCTCATCAGGTCTACCCTGAACGATGGCACCGTTGCCTGCTTGGGCTAGGGTCTGCGGTTTAGTAGTAGATGAAGGTGAGACTACGAATACAACTTTAGCAGCTGCTGCAGAGCCTTCTACGAGTGCCTGAGACAGCGATTCAAGGGCACGTAAGTCACCAAAGAATTCCTCTACTCGTCCACGACCATAGTCCTCACCATCAACAGTGTTGAAACGGAGGACAAGCCAAGGAGACTTATCTTTGGGAGCGGAACCACTGGAGTCAGGGAGACGAACTCCTTCTGCTTCCTGATACCACTTCCATTGACTACCATCAAGGTGAACACAGGTGAACACCTCAACGTCGTCGTCAACTCCCCCTGCTTTGTACCCATCATCACCAGGTGCGTTGGGTTTAGGGAGGTTGATACCAAGGAGGTCTCTATGGACTAATTCCTTGGTGATGATTTCAATTACATTGCCATTACCATCACGGTTAACGACATAACGATTCAAAGGATAGTGTTTGATACCATCCTTACCCATGTACAGGAGAGCATTACCTCCTACAATCAGGTGCTTCATGGCTTGGTGAATCATCACCCTATCAGAGGAAGCATTGATCTTATCCATGACCATCCTCTCTACCTTAGAGAAGGATACATCCAGTTCACTCCGTGCTTCAGCAGGTAGTTCAATACCTAGCTTAGAGTCGTTGACTTGTAGCTTGAAGAAGGTAGTCTGGGGTGGCAGCAGTGCAAGCATCAGCTTGGCTGCCAGTGTAGTAACTGCCTTTGCACCTACTGATTGCCAGGGAGTGTAGATAGCCTTGTGGGTTTCGTGTCGTTCGTCGTCGTGTCGAATGAGGTAAGGCAGTGTAAGACGTGAGCAGTCCACTGCTACATCAAGGAACTCAGTCCGATGAGAGCGGAGTGCTTCGTACCTAGCACGTGCCTTTCCCTTCACAGCGACACACCTCCGCTAGATGCTCCACCACCAGGTGCGTTCAATCCGATACTCAGACTACGCTTACCTCGTTGTTGCAGTGCCCGTTCGCGTGAACGATTAGGCGCTACGTTACGACCCTTCGTGTCCTCCTTCAACTGAAGAGGGGCAGCAGGGATCGGCGGAGGCGGAGGCGGGGGAGGTGCTGGTGTCGGTGGCGGCAACGGCGGCGGCGGTGGGGGAGGCGGTGGTGGTGAGGGTGCTTTAGGTCGTCCTCCAAAACACATACTAATTCTCCAGTTTAAGTTTAATCCAGTCAATAACTGACCTCTGTCCTGACTTATACATGATCACGGACAGAGAGTCAGAGGGGTTGGGTGTTACGGGTGGGAATAGCTCATCAAGTTCGTTCAATAAAGCACGAGCTTCCATTCCAAACGCTTCAAGCGTACTGAGGGAGGTTGACATTGCTATGTTCAAAGAATGCAGGCATCCGAGCACTCCTGGTGACAGAAAGTTCGGGGGCTTTGCCCTGGTACATTAGGTTATCGCTAGAATTCGCCCAAAATTTTTTCGACAAAAATTTATCGGCATTGTTATAACTTAATGGTTCTAGCATCCATTGCATCGTTGCTTTGCGGAGTTTATCGAGAGAAGGAGAGTAATCAAGACCCAACTCACGGCATACAAGACTATTCGTAGCAACATGAATCTGTTCATCTCGGCTAATGTCCGCAGATACCGTCCTCAGTCCAGCGTCACCGAGGAACCTAAAGAGGGGGAGGATAACAAAGAACAGGCTTCTCTCAGCCACCATTGCTTTGACAATTGTGTGGTCTGGGTGATCTTCCCAAGCTTTCTGCAAGCGTTTTGCTTCCGCTTCAGATTTTTCATCTGCACCGAGCGCTCGTACTGCATATCCCAAAGCTCGGTCGTGGTTGTGTTCATCATCGACGTTCATCTCCAGAAGTTTACGTGCTGCTTCAGGTACACCCTTTTCCAGTCCATCAGTAATGAACTGTCCGACAGGGAGTTCCATATGGCGAAGAGCGAGAGCTCGGCGAACTACTTCCTCCGAACCCTCGACAAGTTTGCCTGCTTCCATTTGGACAGGCGTCCATTTACGTTTGCGTTCAATTAGTTTTTGATAGGGAGTCATTCCTGGCAGTCACAAGTTACGTTATCGAGTAACCCTTGCAAGTAATCGTCAACATCAGCTTCATCCAGTGCTGCATAAGCATCGGACTTGTCTTGTACGTCGCCCATCACTTGAAGGGAGTAGTAAAGACTTGTCTGGGGCGAACTCAGCCACTCTTCCACGAACGCATTGTCGTAGGTTACTACGTCGCTCCAACTGTTGAAGCTATAACCGTGAAGAAGTCCAGTTTTGTCTAGCATAATCATTAGCTGGTCTGCCACTTTTTTGTAGGCATCCCAACCAACTTCAGACGCAATCTCTACGTTACCGTAGGAATAGGTCTGCACCCCGAACGTACCACTATCTCGGTCCACAGTGCGGGAGATAGGTGGTGCAATTTCAGGGCATGAGGTATTACCCTCAATGGTGGTGGAGCGGTAGCTACAGGACGCAGTAGGTGCGATAGCAAATGCACGAACCATGTTGTGGTTCTTTGCTACTCCAGCAGCGCCTGCAATTCCGTCTTGGATGGCTTTGGCGATTTGATCTTCTGCTCGTCCTTCAGTAGTTCCGGCATTAGCTCGCTCAAGTGCGTCTCCAAAGAGTTTGTAGGTAACTCCGTAATATTCAAGCAGGTTTGCGAGACCCAGCATTCCAAGTCCAACTTGTCGATCAATGGTTGGATCGAGGTATTCTCCAGTCTCTCCAACACCTGTTCGACTGTGGAGGTTACAGAGCTCTTGCATCCCTGAAACGAAAGCACCTGGGATGTCGTTGACTTCGCAGGATCCAAGATTAACATGTTGCAGGAGACACGTTCCTCGGCTGGGCAAGAACACTTCAAGGCATACATTTCCATAGATTCGGGTTCCGTTTTCGTCGTACTTTTTCTTGACAAGCCAGATGTCTCCTGAGCGGATTCCGTAGAGGAGTTTATCTTTGAAGGTGCAAGCTTCCCAGGATTCGGGGGTGATGTTGATACATCTTTTGACCCACGGGAGTTCGTGACGTGGTGTTTCAATAAAGTCGATAGCATCAGGGTGCTCAAGATCAAGGTGACACACAACAGCACCGTTTTTGTATACACCACCACGTCGGAGGATTTCATTGAGGGTAGAATAGATTTTGGCAAAAGATACAGGACCTGATGCTACAAGTCCTTTTCCATTCTCAGCACCCTTAGGGCGTAGATTGGAAAGGTGAACTGCACAGCCAGCACCAAAGCGCAGAGCGTGAGAAACAAAGCGCCACGACGCTTCAATGCCTTCAGGACCTTCCATGGAGTCATCAACGACGAAGACTGTGCAGGAGACAGGAAGGCGGGATGTGGGGTCGTCAATCCAGCTTTGGACACGACCAGTGCGGGAAATAAAATCAGACACAGGTAGACAAATCAGGTGGTTGATAGTTTGGTCCTTTCAGTACTTTACCATCATCGCGGAAGATGGGCTTACCATCATCGCCAAGTTTGGATAGGTTACTCTTGTGGACAAGTTTGAGTGCTTGGTCTAGATCCCAGTCCATACAGTCAGCAAACTGGAAGCAGACATAAATAAGGTCTGCCAGTTCTTTCAAGCATTCTTGTTCATTTCGTTTGAAGCCGGTGATCATACACCGCTCGGCTTCTAATAGTTCTTTGAATTCCTCAACGATCAAATTGAGGCTCTTCGCTCTGGCTTTCCGTCCATCGTTCTGTATAAGGAACTTCCGTCGGAACTCCTCGGCGTGTTTCATGCCAAAGCTCATTTTCTAAATAGTGGATAGCTTTACGGAGGTCATCTGCTCGATTTTCTTTGTAACCAGCACGGCAGATGTATTTGATTGCGTTGCCTAGGTGAAAGGAGAGTCCTTGATCACGAATAAAATCCCAGACAGGGATTCTTCCTCGTTCGTAGTACGCTGGCGGGACCATTCTAATAATAGGTTGCGGATGGTGTTTGATAAACAGTAGTTCTGTTTTTGTAGAGCGAGAAAGACAGTAATGATGTCTTCCTTCTCAGCTTTTTCGAGGAGGTCTCCTATACGTCGTAGGTTGAACTCCTGCTCCATTGTCAACTCAACAACTGGCGGTGGTGGGAGGTTCCCAGAGAATTGGTTGTCCTTTGGTGAGGTCATAGTCTTCAATGGTAAGGATCTTTGCAAGACGTGCGTTTTGAAGAGCTACTTCTTCACCTAGATCTTTCTCTTTAAATGCATTGACTACTGTGTCCCATGTGTAGCCATCTTTCTCAAATAATGAGATAGCTCGCTTAACACCAATCCCAGGTACACCAGAGTAACCATCTGTCTGATCACCAGCAAGTGTTTGGATGTAGTGCCATTGCTTACCTTCTTCAGGTGTGACTTCCGAGATAGTATCCAAGTCATAAAGAGTGCCAGGTATTTGACGCATGTCTTTATCAGGACTGCAGATTACATTACCTGGATGCAGGGTCGCATAGATTCCCATGGCATCATCTGCTTCCAGTGTAGGCATCCTGATTACTTCATATTCTTCTGCGAGTTTGGAGATTACTCTCCTGTATCCGCAGGGTTTCTTTCGGTTGCGGTGCCCTTTGTAGGCGTCATAAATAAGCTTCCGAAAATTGCTACCATCACTAAAGAAGAGGATAGTACTGCTGCTATCAAAAAAGCTAGACTCAATTCGTTCAATCTCCTTAAGGGTGTTCTTATATGCTTCAGAGAACTTAGAGGTTACTACGATGACATCATCACCCCAGTCAACCTCTGTCTCTGC